AGCCGTTTACATACGGCAGCGCGCCAAGCTACGAAAACCGCTTCCAGCAGAAGCAGCAGGAGCTTTTGGACGCGGCGCTCAAGCGAGATCCGTTCTCGTGGAGCAAGGAGACGGATCCGCAGTACAGCAGCTACAAAAAGACGTATCTGCGCGAGGGAGAGCGCGCGACGGCGGACGCACTGGCGAAAGCAAGCGCCGCGAGCGGCGGGCGGCCGAGCTCTTACGCTGTGAACGCGGCGACGCAGGCGGGCGACTACTACGCGACGAAGCTCTCCGACGTGATCCCGACGCTCTATCAGCAGGCATACGAGCGGTATCTCAAGGACTACCAGATGAAGCTGAGCGACCTGAACGCGGTGAACCAGCAGGAGCAGCTGGACTACGCGAAGTATCTCGACCGGCTGAACCAGTTCAACACCGACAGGAACTTCGACTACAACAATTATCTCGGCGAGTACGGCCGCTTGCAGGACTACCTCGGCGGTTTGCAGGGACAGGACAACACGGAGTACAACCGCTATCTCGGCGTGCTGGACGAGATCAGGGAAAAGCAGCAGCAGGATCAGGAGCTCAGCCGGTCGCAGGTCGACGCGATGCTGCAAGTAGGCGTTTCGCCGAGCGCGGGGCTCATCGGCAAGAGCGGGTACGAGAGCGAGTACGTCAAGGCGCTCGAGAACTACTACAAGCAGCAGGCAGCACAGGCCGCGGCGAAGACGAGCGGCAGAAGCGGCGGGACCACGAGGCGGTCCGGCGGAAACGATGGGGGCAACGAAAGTTCGATGAAGCTGAGCACGGCCAAAGACATGGCAAAGCAGGGCATTTTCAGCGCAGAAGTTCGTCAGGCATTTTATGATGCCGGGTACAACGATGAGTATTTAAAAAATGCCTACGGCTACAACCCCAACCATGCATGGATGTATGACGGCGGCTATAACGGAGCCTATTTCAACGCGGCCATGAGCAGTTTGCGCACGATGCTCGAGCAGGGCAAGACAGATAACGCCATCGGCGGAATTCAATCCTTCTGGGACAAGCTAAGCAATGAGCAGAAGCAGAAGGTCAGGGCGCTCGTCGAGAGCTACGGAGGAAGCATCAGTGGTTAAGGTAACATTCAACAATAAACCGGCGCAGGGGAAAACTGCGCCGGTTTCCCCTAACAAGAAGACCGGCGGAGGCGTCAGCATTGCGTTTCCGAACGGCATAAAAAAACAGGGCTTCATTCAGACAACGCCATATCAAAAGGCACTGGACGAGGCCATTTTGAAAGCGTCGGCGACGGATCACCGCGCGTTGAGCCCGATGTTCCGCCAGCAGGAGAATGTCGTGACGCCGGACGTACAGAGCGCCATCATGCAAGGGCTGATGCAGGACGCCTTACAGCAGCAGAGCGCGAAGAAGTACCAGAGCCCAGAGGCAATGAAAAAGGCCGCAGAAGAGCCGAAAAAACAGACGCTCGGCGAGCGTGTCGGCAATACGCTCAAGGGCGCGGCGAAGACCTACGGCGCGGGGCTTGCGAACATTGCGGGCGAGCGGCAGATCGGCGCGAACATGCAGCAGCGCGCGGACATGGAGAAAGAAATCGCCTTGTGGGACCAGGACATCGCCGCACAGAAAAGCGTTTTGTCCGATCCGAGTGCAACGGAAAGCGAGCGCGAGACTGCACGCACCGTCATCGAGACGCTGGAAGCCAGAAAGGCAGCATACCGGCAAGCGTATAACGAGGGCGGCGTTGCAGATCAGGCTGCAAATGAAATTTATAAGGCGGCCGACAAAATGGCCGACAGCGGCGCGAGGAACATCGAAAAGGCGAAAAGCGGGCTCGGCAAGGTCGGGCAGCTCGCCGTCGATGCGGGTGTCGCGGGCGCGCAGATGGGCGCGGATGCTGCGGCGAGCGCCCTGACAGGCGGGGTCGCGCTTATCCCGATGTTCATTCGCGGCGCGGGCAGTAGCGCGCAAGAGGCGCGCCGACAGGGCGCGACGCACGAGCAGCAGGTCCGATACGGCACATTAAGCGGCGCGCTGAGCGTGGCGACGGAGAAAATCGGCAATGCGGCGACGCCGTTCAAGAAGATGTTCGGCAAGGGCTTCTTGGATAACGTCATTGAACGAAGCGTGAAGGGGCTGAACAACAGCGCGGCGGGAAAGCTCGTACTGTCGTTCCTTGAAGAAGGCGGCGAAGAGGTCCTTGAGGACCTTGTACAGCCTGCCTTGCAGACGATCTATAACGGAAGGACGGTTGGCGGGAGCTATAGCGAGCTGGAAGCGGCGGAAGTGCTGAACGACTTCCTTGTCGGAGGCATTCTCGGCGGGCTGGGCGGCGGCGTGGACGCCATCAGGAACCGCGGTTACTACGACAGCCACACGGAGATGCCAAAGATTGAGGGCACCAAACCGAACACCACAGCGGCGGAGACGAAAGAGGCCACGCCGTCGGCGGAAGCGATGACGCCGGAAGAGACCGCACCAACAGCGCAGCGGCCGGTGCAGCAGCAGAACACCATGCCCGCACAGCCTGCGGTGACGCCTGAGAGCGCGCAGGGCACGGGTGGGGGTAATTTGACGCCCACACAGCCGAACGCCGCACAGGGCGCGGCAGAGGGCGAAGCGGACGCGCTGGGCGCGGGCAAGCGCGTCAACCTTCTTGAGTACAGCAACGAGCAGAATGCGCAGAAGGTTGAAGACGGACTGAAAGACGGCACGCTGGCCGTGGACGCGAAAGAGAATATCTATCGCGTGAATGAGGATCAGCACATCGACCGGCGCGACAGCGCGAGCGTGGGCGAGCGGAGCGTGAACGCCTTCCAGTTCGATCACCCTGAGCTGCACAGCTATTACGCGGACGCGGCGGCAGTCCTACAGGAGGAGATGAGCTTTGCCCAAAAGGGCGGCGAGCTCATCCGCCGGACGAGCCGCGAGGCGGGCGACGACGAATACATCCGCACCAAGCGCGGCGTGAGCGAGCGCATCGCGCGGCTGCTGGATGACGAGGGCGTGCGCTACGATGACATCGACCGCTCGATCGAGGCCATCATTCACAACCACGGGCAGGAGAACTTTGCCGCGGCGAAGCGCGTAGAGCTGCTGCTGGACGACATGCTGACAAACGGCTATACGGATATCCACGGGCAGCACATTGCACCGAACGAAGCATACATTGCAGCAAAGAAAGCCATCCCCGGCGCGGACATGAGCGAGCGGACACACGAAGAGCTCCCGATCTACGACATGCCGGAGGGGCGGAACGGAGGAATTGACAATGCAGGACAAGAAGCACAAAACGATGCCGCGGGGGCTGAGCTTGCCGACGCTGGAGAAAGAGGCACACCAGGCGAGGTCAACGCAGCGCGTGCACTATCTGATGGAGCTGCCGAACGGGGAGAGCGCCGGGGTAACGGAAGAGAATCTGAGCGCATTCCTCGAGAAGTACGGAACGTCGGCGGAGAAGACGGAAACGCGCTGACGGTACAACAGCGGCTTGCGGCATCCGGTATCTCACAATTCATCAGCCCGCGGGAGGCCAACGTGCCGAACGGCGCAAGCGGCGATAACACCGTCACCATCTTTGACGAGGCGGACTGGGACCAGGAGCTTATCGGCGCGGCGGACTGGGCAAAGTCCAAGGGCGTGAAAAAGGTGACAGCGCTGCTGGGCGTCATCAAGGTTGAAAAGGATGGGAAAACCGGCAGAATTTTCGGCGCGTTCAACGCCGACACGGGCGAAATTTTCGTCAATGCCGGTTCAGTGCAGCGCAGCGTGAGCGAGACGATCGAGCATGAAACAGCGCATTATCTGGCCGAAGTGGCGAGGCGCGAGAACGTCAGGACGTTTATGCGCGACGTTCAGAGCCGGTACAGTAGTGAAGAGTGGGGCAAGGTGTACGATGCCTACTTTGACCGCTATGCAGCGCTGACGGGCGACTACGCGGGAATGAGCGAGAGCGATATCGAGCTTTATGTGTGGGAAGAGATCATGGGCGATGCCTATGCCGAGATCGACCAGTATGACGAAAAGGCGAGCCGCTTCAACCGCGAGGCTGAAAACGCGCTGTCGCAAAGTGGACAGGAAAGCAAAAACGCCTTACAGGCCGAAGGCATGCAGGGCGCGGCGGAACAGGGCCGCGAGACCGCGGCGGCGACGGAACGCAGGAGAGGGCCGCCGGAGCGCTTTGAGTACATCGGCGGCGAAGTCGACAGCAAGACCGTACACGACGGCATCCAGGCCGTGGCCGAGATGGAGCCGGTCGCCGAAGTCAGCGGCGAGGAATTCAAAAAGGGTGAAAAGGACCTTATCACGCAGGTCACGGAGTTTTTTGACGGGCTGGGCAACGAGGTCTATAATCCGCAGCTCGGCGACGTAATGCTGACGCGCCGCGGTGCAAAGAGCGACATCGCCCACGGAATCGGCAGAAAAAAAGCCGCTGCTTTCGCAGCGGTTCCGGATATCTTAAAAAACGGTCGCGTGATCGACTATCAAGTGGACTGGAAAGGGCGCAATTATGACACGGCGGTCGTCGCCGCACCGATCACCATTGCAGGCGAGCCGTATATGGCGGGCGTGGTGCTGACGCGCACGGACAGCGAGAACCGCTTCTACGTGCACGAGGTCTTAACGGAAAAAGGAACAGCGCCGTTCAAGACCGGAGAATCGCCCGCAAGGGGCGTCGATACCGGCGGCGATGTTCCTTCTGTGTTCAGTTTACTGGACCAGGTGCGCAATGTCAAGAGAAATGCGGCGGAAACCGTCGACAGCGGCGAAGAAAACAAGGCATCGGCGCCACTCCGCAATGTCGGCATTGAAACTGCCGAGCCGGTGGCACGCGCCGATGGCCTTGCAGAAGAGGCTCCAACCACCGCTCTAAGCAACAAAGCCCTCGGCGATATACACGAGGCCTCTTCGGATGATAATGTATCAGGAGGCGGCGAGAATGTCAAGCCGGAGGGGCGTTTCTCGGCAGGTGACGATGCGGCTTTGCAGCGCAGGCGCGACAGGGCGGATGCCGAGCTCGACAGAACGGTCGACAAAAACGATCTGGCCGCACAGAACGACGCGGCAGAACAGCTGAACCGGGGCCGCAGGGACATCGCCGACGCAGAGCTTGCGGACGCGGAGATCGCCGGGCAGGAGTGGTCCTATGAAAAGGCGGAGCAGGACGGCAAGCGCGGGGACTACGCGTCGATCCCTGCGGAGTGGAAAACGAAGCTCGAGCGCGCACGGACGGCGGCAACGAACAACATCAAGCCATCCGGATTCGACAGCTACGATGCCTATCTCGATGCGCTGGACAAGCAGCGCGCGGCGGATCGGGCTGAGCGGCTGCGCGTCAAGAGCCGGGACGAATTCAAGGGCACAAAAGCGCTCGACGAGCTGGGCGTGAAGATTGCGAACAGCGCAGGCATTTACCACAACGCAGAACAGCTTATCGCCAATGACAAGGCGGCAAAGAGCATCCAGAACGCAACGAAGCGCGCCGAGCAGCGCTTGGGCGCGACGCGGCGGGAAAAGACCATCGCACGAGACATCGCAAACGGTGAGCGCTCGATGGCAGATATCCCTCGCAGCGTGAAAAAGTCGCGCGTGCTTGAGCTCGTGGACTATTACACGGCACAAAAGGCGACGAAGACGGGGCTCTTGCAGCAGCAGCGCATCGAGATCAACGACGCACTGCGCGAGCAGGCGCGCGAGCTCATCGGCACAGAAGCGCCGGAGATCAACCGAAAGGGCCTGAACAAGCTCTTCGACCCAAGTAAAGGACTTGTGCTTTATCATCGCACGCCGCAGCGCATTATGCGCGCGCTCTTCGGCTGGAAGCAGGGCCAGCAGATCAACGAGGCTGTTTTCGAGCCGGTCTACGAGAACGAGCAGGAGCGCAAGCGCTTCATCAACCGTATGTTTGACGAGGTGCGGACCTTTGAGGGCGCGGACGGCAAGAAAAGCGCACTGAACAAGGACGAGAGCGCCTTTGCACAGAGATTGAAAGAGGGACGAATCGTCGAGGAGATGGTTGAAAAGTCCGGCGCGGCGGAAAGCATCAGAGCGGCGGCGGAGAACCTGAAAAACGGCGCAGAGATGAAAGACGCCGCGCGGGAATTCAGCCTCGACAAAGGTTCGTGCGATCTGGCGCGGCAGTATGCCGACTGGCTGCAAACGCAGGATGACTACGCGGCGGCGAAGAACGTCGACCGCACGAAGGTCGAGAACGCGATCGAGAAATACACAGAGCTCTATGACAAACTCTATGCCGCGATCAACGACTTCCTTGTAGCGCACGGGTACGAGCCCATCGGCTTTATCAAGGGCTACGCACCGCACTTCCAGACGAGCGAGGCAAACGGAAAGCTCGAAAGCGCGCTCAAGGCGATCGGCGTCGACCTCGGCTCTGGCGTGGGCAAGCTGCCGACGAGCATCGCAGGTCTGACGAAATCCTTCAAGCCGAACAAGCGGTACAATCCGTTCTTTCAGCACCGCAGAGGAAACGAGACGGACTACGATATCGTCAAGGGCTTCGAGACATACGTGGATTATGCGAGCGACGTGCTGTATCACACGGACGACATCATGCGCGTTCGTCAGATGGCAAACTACCTGAGGTCGACATTTGCACCGGAAGAAAAGAAAGCGGACATCGACCAAATGGAGGCCATGCGCTACGCTCCGGCGGATGTGAAGGAAGAATACTTGCGCGATAAAAAGAAGATCACGGGTGATACCTTCCTGAGCTATGAGGACCTGACAAACCTGATGGAACAGTATACGGACGAGAAGTACCGCAGCATTGAGGACGCGACCGAATTCAGCGACCTTGTTTCATGGCTGGATGATTACGCGAATAAGCTGGCAGGCAAGCAGCTTTTCGAGGACCGCGCAATGGAGCGCGAGGTCGGGCGCGAGGCACTGAACGGCGCGAAGAAGCTCAACCGCATGTTCGCCCGCGCGAACGTAGCGGGAAACCTCTCGTCGGCACTGAACCAGACGGCGCAGCTGCCGATGATCGCAACCGAGCTCGGACAGAAGTACACGTGGCGCGCTGTGGGCGACATCCTGAGAGGAAAGACGACCGGCATGAGCGCGTTTCGCGGGGAGAGCGACTTCCTGACGGAGAAGAGCGGCATTGACTATATCCAGAGCACCAAGGGTGAAAAAGCGCTGGAAAAGCTATTCAGCCCGCTGGAAAAGGTCGATACTCTCGTCAGCACGATCGCGGTGCGCGGCAAATACCGCATGGAGTTAGACGCCGGCAAGAGCCCGAAAGAGGCGATGAAAGCGGCGGACCGCTGGGCGCGTGATATCATGGGTACGCGCTCGAAAGGCTCGGTGCCGCTGACGTTCCAGTCGAAAAACCTTATCGCACAAATGCTGAACATGTTCCAGGTCGAGGCAGCAAACACCTTCGAGCACGTCACGCAGGACAGGTTCGGCCCGGGATTCAAGGAAATGGCCGCAAAAATCGGCGAGGGCAAGGCCATTAAAAAGCTTGCGAGCGATGCCATCGCCTACATGCTGCTTGCATTCCTGCTCAACCGACTGGACGAAGAGCTGTACGGCGGAACGCCGGCGCCCTTCGATGTTCTCGGCATGGGGCTGAACGCCGTCGCGTCCGGCAACGGATTGACTTCGAGCGACATGCTCAAAATGATCGCCGATGACGTAACCGAAAACATCTTCGGCGAGCGCCTTTTCGACACCGATCCAAACGACATGAACGACGAGTTTGACGGCTGGTCGGCGGCGGAAGATACGCTATACAACATCAGCAACGATGTACCGTATGTGCGCAACGTGGCGGGCCTGCTGGGTCTCGGCGATGAAACACTACCGATGCCGGACGTGTGGGGCACACTGACGGGTATGGGCAAAGCGCTCAAAAAGAAGAAAAACGGGAAATTCAACAGCTCGGGCGAATTTTGGAGCGAGGTCGGTCGTCAGCTCATGGGGTTTGCGGGCGACACGCTCCCCGGCGGGCGGCAGCTTGAGAAGACGGCGCAGGGCATTGAAGCGCTGGCGCGCGGCGGGTCCTATCAGGGCACAGGCGGCAGCAAGAGGCTGCAATATCCGGTGGAGCCGCTGCTGGAAGATCCGTTCGAGGCGCTGCGCGCTGGGCTCTTCGGTAAGAACGCGCTGAACGAATCGCGTGTATATTGGGCAGAAGGCGGAAAGGCGCTGAGCGCATCGCAGACAGCGCTCTATCAGGAACTCGTCGACAGCGGCATGAGCCGCAAGAAAGCATACGAGACCATCAGAGACTTCAACGACGCGACGGCCGATCTGGAAGCCGACAAGGACGAGAACGGCAATCCCGTCAGCGGAAGCAAGAAAGAAAAGGTCGTCGAGGCGATCAACAAGCTGCCGCTGAGCCGGAAGCAGAAAGACAAGCTCTATCTCAGTAAGAATTACAGCGAGAAAGACCTTGGCGAGATGCCGTGGAACTAAGAGAAAGACGAGGCCGAAAGGCCTCGTCTTTCTTTTGTTATTCGGGAGAGCTCCCGCGCCAGCGATACGCGCGGCGAAAGCCAAGAGAGAGCGCTTCATTTACAGTGGAGACATAGCGCTCGCCATCATCGCAGATTTGAACGTTATCATACTGCTGATCCATGGGCAAATGAAAAATCTTCTGCCCATCACGGCCGATATTGCACTTAATCCGCGGGTATTCGGCGAACGGAATGTTAGGGTATAGCTTGATACCAAGCCGTTCGGCGCAGAGCTTGGCAACGGGAGAAAAACCGTTTGTCGCCACGAAGGCACCGATGACATCAGCGTCGGGGTGGGAATATTGATATTCAAAGACGCTGCCAGCGAGCTGGAAAACATGATTCTCGTGAATAACCTTTTCCTTCGCCCAGCGCTTGCATTGAATCAGAATGACCTTTTTGCCGTGCTGCAAGATCAAATCCCGCCCAATGTCTTCTTTCTTCATTGTTGCGCCATAGTACCGGACGTGATAGCCACGCGATTCGCAGAGGTAACCGATGTAGCGCTCGTATTCAATGCCGACTTCCCAGTTGGTCTTGCTGCGCCTGATATAGCGGTCAAGTGCAAGCTGGTACTTTTCGGCAGTTGGGAGATCGCTCCATTCGGTGGGAGACAGATAGTCGCGCATGACCGCCCGCTCGTCATCATCGGACGGGTCATCGGACACATATTTGAACGCGTCCATCGGCGGAACCTCTTTGAAGTCGAGCAGCCAAGGGAAAAGCGATTCGTAGAAATTCAACTGATATTCTGACCGCTTCGCGCGGAGACGCCATTCGCGTAGCTCACCATGAATGAGTTTGTCCACCTCTCCGGCCTTTTGGCCCGCCGGACGGTTTTTATTGCGAAGATGCAGCACCCATTTTTCATCAAACGACTGATACAGATCAGCATAGTAAGACGCAAGCCACGGTTGAGACTGCACGCGCTCAGCATATATACGGTTAAGTGCTTCGTTTTTCTCACTAAGCCGTCTTTCTGCACGGCGCATTTGGTTTTCATATTCGAGGCATTTAGAGCGAGCTTCTTCTACGATTTTTTGTTGCGCATCTTGTGTCTTTCCGATTTCAAACGCCCGGGCCTCGCGGGCGTGTTTGACCGCACCGTCTAATACCTCGCATTCGCCTTTAAGCCTATCTCGCTGAAAGGACAGACCGACGATATCGCGCTTGGCGGCAGAAGTATCTGCGCTTAAAAGCAATCCAGCCTCGAGAGCGAGGCGAATCATGTGTTTGCACGGCTGTCTGCGGTTACGAAAGTCAGGACAATCACACTCGTAAAGTGTGGCGCGGTATGTCTCACCGCTCGAGGAATGGATGGATGCAGAGATATCAAAGGGAGATTCAATCTGCATCTCCTGCGTCAATGCAGAAGTCAGTCGTTCGTAAGGGAAGGGAACGCCATGCAACGCTGAAAAAGCGGGAGTGTTGGACAAATATGAACGATTCGCGATATCGCGCACAGTTTCGACCGCTCGGGCGCGGACCTGGTCGTTGATGTGCTGTTCACGATAGTCTAAGTTACGAGAGCGCATCTGCAAGCTCTCTTCTATGCGATTTCGCCGGTCCTCAAGCGCACGTTCTCTGCCCTCAAAAGCGGAATTAAGAGAAGACTCTTTTTTTCTCAAATCGGCGTCTTTTGCATCAACAGAACGCTCACGGTCAGAAAGAGACTTTTTACGAGACACAAGGGAGAATACCCACTTCGCCACGAACAGCGCAATGATCGTCCAAAGCCAGTAGGACGACAGAAAATCGAGCAGGCCCACAATATCCCTCTTTCTTTTTTATTTCGGCGGGAGTATAGGAACACCATATCGGAAAAACAGCGGTTTGTCAAATAAGAAGGGAACGAGGAAAGTTTCTCTTCCATTTTTGAAGACTATGCAGTATAATGAGCCAATAGTCAGTTTGATGACGAGGAAGATTTGTTACTAACGGATTAGAACTGTCAATAATGCTGGATTCGAAAAAGCGCGAAAAACAAGGGAAATCGACCCTGCTTCAATGGAAGATGTACGAATTACGCAAAGAATGAGAACTGAGCTTAATATTTCATTATTTTGTCTGCCTCACCGCAGACGCGAAGAAAGGAATGGATCATATGGCTGAGGAAGTCAAGACTGCCGCCGCTGAGGGCGAATCCGGCAGCAAAAATTTTATCGACGCCTTCATCGAAGAAGACATCGCGGAGGGTGGGCGCTTCCAGGGCCAGCAGGTCCACACCCGTTTTCCGCCGGAGCCGAACGGCTATCTGCACATCGGCCACTGCAAGGCGCTGACCATCGACTTTGGCACCGCTGAGCGCTTCGGCGGCCTTTGCAACCTGCGCATGGACGACACGAACCCCACGAAGGAGGACGTCGAATTTGTCGACGCCATCAAAGAGGACATCCACTGGCTGGGCTTCGACTGGGGCGACCGTTTCTTCTACGGCAGCGACTATTTTGAAAAGGACTACGAGTACGCTGTCGAGCTCATCAAAAAGGGCCTTGCCTACGTCTGCGACCTGACGCCCGAGCAGGCGAGAGAGTACCGCGGAGACATCGGCAAGCCCGCTATCTCCCCGTACCGCGACCGCGATGTAGAGGAGAACCTCGACCTCTTCGAGCGCATGAAAAACGGCGAGTTCCCTGAGGGCAGCCGCACGCTGCGCGCAAAGATCGACTTAGCCTCCGGCAACTTCAACATGCGCGACCCTGTTATTTACCGCATCCGCTACATGCACCATCACCGTCAGGGCGACAAGTGGTGCATCTACCCGATGTACGACTTTGCGCACCCCATTCAGGACGCGCTCGAGGGCATCACGCACTCGCTGTGCTCGCTCGAATTCGAGGCGCACCGCCCGCTCTACGACTGGGTGGTGAACAACGTTTCCGTGCCCAATAAGCCGCGCCAGATCGAGTTTGCCCGCCTTGGCATCGATCACACGGTCATGTCAAAGCGCAAGCTCCGCAAGCTTGTGGAGGAGGGCATCGTCTCCGGCTGGGACGATCCGCGTATGCCGACGCTGTGCGGCCTGCGCCGCCGCGGCTTCACGCCTGCGTCCATCCGCAGCTTCTGCGACCGCATCGGCGTTGCCAAGAGCGCGAGCGTGGTCGAATACAGCTTCCTTGAGCACTGCCTGCGCGAGGATCTCAACGAGAAGGCCGAGCGCACGATGGGCGTGCTGCATCCGGTGAAGCTCGTCATCACGAACTATCCCGAGGGCAAGAGCGAGACCGTCACGGTCGAGAATAACCCGACCGACCCTGCGTCCGGCACGCATGAGATCACGTTCTCCCGCGAGTGCTGGATCGAGGCCGACGACTTCATGGAAGTCCCCGTGCCCAAGTACAAGCGCCTGACGCCGAACGGCCCCGAGTGCCGCCTCAAGGGCGCGTACCTCATCACCTGCACGGGCTGCAAGAAGGATGAAAACGGTAACGTCGTCGAGGTCTACGCCGAGTACGACCCGAACTCGCCGGGCGGCGATCCCGCCGACGGCCGCAAGGTCAAGGGCGCGACGATCCACTGGGTCGACGCCGCGACCGCGCTGGACGCCGAGGTGCGTGTTTACAGCGAGCTGTTCAGCGACCCCGCACCCGACGGCGCGGACAAGGATTTCCTTGCCTGCATGAACCCCGATTCGCTCGAGGTGCTGACCGGCTGCAAGGTCGAGCCGCGCATGCGCGACATCGCCGCGGCGTACGACAAGACCGAAAAGAAGGGCAAGACCGCGCCGAGCTTTCAGTTCATGCGCCTTGGGTATTTCTGCCTTGATAACAAGGATTGCTCCGAGGATCATCTGGTGTTCAACCGGTCGGTTACTCTTAAAGATAGCTTTAAAAAGTAATCATTGAAATGTTCCCCCTGCAAGCAGGGGAGCGCGGATAAAAGGGGACCTTCTCTCACGTGAGAGAAGGTCCCCTTTTGAACCCCTAAGAGAACGGCAGGGGCGTTTCG